TAAAAAATGGATAGCAATAAAGAAATAAAAATTGCATTTTACGACAAGCGAAGAGCAATCTGTTATTCTTGTGAGCATTTGACTACATATGTTGGTATTAAATCTTGCAGTAAATGTGGTTGTGCTATCTGGGGTAAGACATTGATGAGAGGACAAAAATGTCCCGAAAATAAATGGTTGGCTGAGGAATAATATGTTAGAAACAATTTGTGATACCTTAGTTGAAGCATACAAACGCAATTGGATTACTAGTCGTGATGGTAATGTAAGCATTCGTCATCATGATCGAGACCATTTTTACATCACACCTAGTGGTGTTCGTAAGCAAACATTGCAACCCGATCAATTTAAAAAAATTGGGCTTGGAAGTTCAATATATAGCAAATACTGTATAGAATTACCTTACTCTGATATCTCTGCCAAACTAAAACCTAGCGGTGAGTTACCCCTACATTTTGGTTTACAAAAGAAAATGGGACAACATTCTGACGATGTGAGAGTCGTTGTTCATTTACATCCAACATATTGTGTTGCCGCTATGCATCGTGGTATTGAATTGAGCACTATTAGTAAAGCGTTTCCAGAACTTAATCGCTATACCAAGGTAGCACCTAATGTGGGAGATGTAGCACCTATCAGTCAAGAACTTGCCGATCGTTGTCACGAAAACTTACAGTTAGATGAATCGGGAAATATTGCTTACGACATTGTGGGCATCAAAGGTCACGGTGTAGTGGCTATTGACACTAGCCCATGGCGTGCATTTGAACACATTGAACGATTAGAACATATTTGTCAAATTGTATTAGCATCAGGTAGGTATTGACATGAGTAAAATTGATCATGCACATATGAAGGCAGCAGAGGGGTATGCTGAACTATCCTCTGCCAGAAGATTGAAGGTTGGTTCTATTATTACAAAAGATAATAGAATCATCTCAATAGGTTATAATGGAACTCCTGTAGGTTGGGATAATAATTGTGAGAATGAAATACGTGAAGAACATAAGTATGTCATAGATGAAGGTGGTCCATGGCACACTATGGAAACAATAAGACTAGAAACAAAACCAGAAGTTATTCATGCAGAAATGAATGCTATTGGTAAGTTGGCTCAGTCTAATGAATCTGGTCTAAATGCCACAATGTATATCACTCATGCACCATGTTTTGATTGTGCAAAATTAATACATATAGCGGGCATAAATAAAGTATTCTATAGGAATAGTTATAGAAATACTGATGGTATAGAATTTTTAAATAAGTGTAATATTGAAGTGGAGAAAATATGAAAATTACTAAACGAGTAGGGATAACCTGTTCTACATTTGATCTGTTCCATGCAGGTCATGTAATCATGTTGGAAGAAGCAAAGCGTCAATGCGATTACCTAATTGCTGCGATTCAAGTTGATCCGACACTTGATAGGCAAACCAAGAACAAACCTGTACAGTCAATCATTGAGAGACAAATTCAGGTATCAGCTTGCAAGCATGTTGATGAGATCATTGTTTATTCAACAGAAAAAGAATTAGAAGATATCTTTATGGCTTTACCAATTGATGTTCGCATCTTAGGAGAAGAATATAAAGATACAGAATATACAGGCAAAGATATTTGCATGAAACGAGGAATAGAGTTATACTTTAATAAGCGAGATCACTTCTTCAGTTCATCTGATCTTCGTTTAAGAGTATTTGATGCAGAAGCTAAAAAGAGAGGGCAACCATGGCAAAAAAGCAACACCACGAATGTGTCGAATGCGATGCAGTCTTCAAGATAAATTACGATCTTGATGACAAGTATTATAAGGTAGACTATTGCCCTTTCTGCGGATCAGCTATGGAAGAGGATCACAAGGATGCCCAATACGAAGACCTCGATAACTACGACGAAGACGTGTCCTAAATGCGGGACACTCCATGCCAAGCCCGGAACTTATTGTTCTCGGGCTTGTGCCAATTCAAGGCAATGGACAGAGGAACAGAAACAAGTATTCTCTGAAAAGCAAAAAGAATATATGTCCACGGAAGAGTCTGAGGGACACAGATATAAGAAATCTATTCAGACTACGATGTTACACAAAACAGGACAAATGGGGAGAGGACTTGCCACAGAAAGAATCGAGGATGTAATGACTGATCCTGACGATTACTTTCTAGTTCCTCCCAGAGACGAACCAAACAAGTTCATATCAGGCGGAGATATTTGGGAGATTGTCGAACAATAAATACTAATTTAATATTGGTATTTAAAATGTGGTTATACAATAATACAGAGTTAGAAGTAATACCTGAAGATGCATATGGATTTGTTTATTTGATTACAAATAATGTGACGGGTCGTAAGTATATAGGCAAAAAGCTATTTTGGTTTCGAAGGACCAAGGTGGTAAAGGGTAAGAAAAAACGCCTCAAAGTTGAATCAGACTGGCGTGATTATTGGTCGTCATCTGAAGAAGTTAAATCAGATGTGCAAAACCACGGTGAGGATAAATTTATCAGAGAGATATTACACATATGCCCTAACAAAGGCTTATGTAATTATTTAGAAGCAAGAGAACAAATGGATAGACGAGTTTTAGAAACAGAAGATTATTACAATGGGCAAGTGCAATGCCGTGTACATAAAACTCATATCAAGAATTTAAAGGTATAAAATGCCAGCTACAATATCAGGCGCAACTCTTAGTGGCGGGTCGCAAATTTATTTTCCGCCACCGCCACCGCCTCCTCCGTCTGCTGTTTATGATTTAGATGCGGCGAATTATTCTGCAGTGCCAACAAATGCATCGACAGTTGGATCTTATACATTAACCGTAGCAAATTCTGGATCTTCCATTGCTTGGAATAGTGCCAATGGTGGATCGTGGATTAAATCGAGTAATGTAGGCACAGATTTTATATACGGTGGCCCAAACTATGTTACTGGACAAAGTTATACAGTATTCATGGCATATAAACTATCAGCAACATCTTCTGGTAGATTGTTAAACACGCAAAGCGAAGCAAGTAAAGATTGGATGTTGGGTGCTTATAATGGCTATCCAGACGCATTTTTCCCAAATACTACTGTGAACTTACCAACAGGCGGAGCCGATACAGTATGGCACTTTGCTTGGGGGACATGGAATAATTCCACAAGTACAGGACAACTTTATACTGCAACCAGCGTCGCCCCAACTGATTATAGTTATACAGCGACTGATGCAAATGGTGGCGGATTCAATCAGTTAAGAATGTTCAGTCGCTACTCTGGCTCTGAAGTACAAACTGGTAATATCGCATTCGTCAAAGTATATGATCGTGTATTAACATTAACTGAGATACAAACACTGCATGGATTGCATAAAACAAGATTCGGATATTAAGGAAACAAAATGGAATTTTCAGGCGGAATACAATTTGGCGGAGGTATGCAATTAACAGCGCCACCTACCGTAACTCAAACTTATACGTGGTTGCTTAGTGAAAATGCTACCAGTAATTGGGGGACTAATAATAAAATACTTGTTAACACGGTTCAATGGGGTAGAAATATTAGATTTGCTGATGGTTCAAAAACAGCAAATAATCAAATATCATTCAATTTACCATGGGGATCCACTGCTGATAGTTCTGCCAATTCATATCTAACAAAAATCGATGGTTATTATTTTGGTGGTCCTACTCTAAGTAATGCAGAAGTAAATTTATTCATTAATGCATTGACAACAGGCACTGAAATAGATTTTTACAATTATTCTAAAGCATTTGCTGAAACTATAACATTAACAGATAATGCGAGAGTAGTTGATGCTTATGGTGGAGGCAAGATTGTTGTTGCAAATGTAAATATGAACATGAAAGATGGCATTAACGATGGCCCTGGAGAAATTGTAGATAGTAGTGACGGTAACTGGTTTATGTATGGTGCGGCAAATATTAAATTTACAACCGATATTTTATCTATACTTTCAAATATACCAAGATCCCCTGTTGCTTTAATACCACCTGTTCTTTCCGGATTAGCTAGTGTTGGTCGAACATTATCATGTACTACAGGTACATGGGAAGGCACATCTCCAATAACATATACTTATCAATGGCGTCGTTATAGTGGCACTTATACCAATATAACGTCTGCAACAAATAGCACATATGTTTTAGTGGAAGCTGATGTTAATAACGTAATTAGTTGTGCGGTCACCGCTACAAATGCAAACGGCAACACTACTGTGTATTCCAATGGTACTCTTGATGTTACCCTACTAGCAACAGGTTATCCTTGGATAGTATCTGAAAGTCCAGAATATGCTACTTGGGCGACCTATAATGGTATTGTAACTAATACTGTTACATGGGGTAGAAGGCGGATATTTAATTCAACCGGTGCTCCTAGAAGCGATATGTCTGCAAACAACCAAGTTATAATTAACTTACCTTTATCATCGGTTGATGGTGGCACAGCAAATGCTTATCTAGATGGTAATGATGGAGATTGGTTCGGAGGCAAAACCTTTAGCAATGCTGAAGTCAACGTATTCGTATCTGCAATGACAACAGGAACAGAAATCGTATTCCATGGTACTGGTCAAAATAAAGTAGGCACATTAACTCTGATAGACAATGCTAGAATTGTTGAAAGATCACCTATTGCCGGTATGTTAGGCGGCAGAATGATTGTTGCGAATGTTAATGTTAGCTTCAAAGATGGTATAAGTGATAATGCAAATGAAACAGTCTACGGTGTAGCTAACGCTAGCATCGGGGAATGGTTCATGTATGGTAGTGCAAACGTTGTATTGTATTCCAATATTCTATTAACTCTGTAATTTTTGGATAAACCAAGGTGTTAGAGTATATAAATAATAAAGTATGCAAACAACAATAGCAGATTTCGTCTTAAGTAATCCGGCCAATATAAACGCTGAGATTTTAGGTACAAGCGACCCTGCACTTGCTAAGCAAGCATTTGAAGGTCGTATTACTTTCGACGATATAATAACAGATGCAGATCCAACTATGATCTACATCGAAAATGGTTCAATTATTGCCTGGTATGAAAAAGATGCTATGGTAGGTTTTATTTAAAGGAGATAGAGAATGGCACATTTTGCTAAAGTAGAGAACGGCATCGTATCACAAGTTATCGTTGCTGAACAAGATTTCATTAATTCTGGCGCAGTTGGAGATCCAGCAGCTTGGGTTCAAACTAGCTACAATACCCACGCTGGTGTGCATAGAAATGGCGGAACACCATTACGTAAAAACTATGCAGGCATTGGTTATGTATATGATGCCGGTAGAGATGCATTTTATGCACCTTCACCCTATCCAAGCTGGTCATTGAACGAAGACACTTGTGTTTGGGGTGCACCTGTTGCTCAACCAGACGCAGTTATGCCAACTGAGACAACAACTGGAACATTCTATTCTTGGAATGAATCAACTTTAAGCTGGGATGCAGTCGAAGTTCCAGCATTAGGCACACCTGCTTAATTAAGTTTCGGCAAAAAGACCCGGCAACTGACCGGGTTTTTTATTGACTTCTAGAGTCAATTCATATATAATTAGCATGTGATTAACAAAAATCCCCAAAGAACGTCGCATCTAACGCACTCGTTTTCTTAGTTTTTAAGATGGGGAAAACCTACAGGAGTAAACTATGGAAATTAGTTTAAAATCAAAACCTTCGGTGTTTATTAACCTAACGGCAAAAACATTAAAGGTAGTTGGTCTTTCACTAGTACTATGGGCAGTAGCTCAAGTATGCCTTCAGAAATTGGAATATTTAAAGCAAAACAAAATTGGCCTTGATGCTAATTATGTAACAGCTGCAGAAAAGACAAAGCAATTAGAATGTTTGACAAAAAACATTTATTGGGAAGCGGCATCGGAACCGTTCGAAGGAAAAGTTGGTGTAGCACAAGTTACAATGAACCGAGTAGAATCAGGCAAATTCGCCAGTTCAGTATGCGGAGTAGTGTACCAAAAGAATGTGTTCTACGAAAAAGTAGTGTGCCAATTCAGTTGGTATTGTGAAAATGTAAATAAAATCAGACCAATCCATAAAGAGATGTGGAAAGAAAGTGAAGAAGTGGCAAAGAAAGTTTTGCTCGAGAATTTTAGATTACCCTCATTAAAGAATGCGCTATACTATCATGCAGACTACGTTAACCCCGGATGGCAAAAACCAAAAATTGACAAAATTGGCAGACATATTTTCTACGGAGAGAAAAATGCAATTTAATATGGAATCAGTAAAAACATTTTTTAATGTTCATCTGCACAAAATATCAGCAGATACATTGGGTTGGCTTGCGGCTATTGTTTTACATTGCGCAACTCTGCCGTCACTATTAGCATTGATGACTGGATTGAGCGATAATGCTCCTAGTATTGATATTGTTCTTTTGTTATGGACAGGTTTGGTATTACTGTTTGCCAAAGCAGTAGTATTAAAAGACTCTCTTAACATTATTACAATTGGTGTAGGGTTTATTGCGCAAGCAGTAATGATGGCTTTAATTTTATTTAAGTGATAATATGTCTAAACTTGCTCTATCTAATAGAACTTATGTGGTATTTGATGTTGAAAATAAACTACATCGTAAATGGTTTGCTGAGTTTAATGAAACTCGTACATGGGCAAAATGCCCTGTTAGATTTGTAATTGATAATGACTCAGGTGATCTTGTCACTATGATTCAAAGATCCTTGATACAATATTATGTTGATAGAGAGTTTAAAAAGAAAACAAAATGAAAATCGCATTAACATCTGATATCCATTTAGAATTTGGAGATTGGTATCCTGTTAACCCTGAGAACGCTGATGTCTTAATCCTTGGCGGAGACATTATGCTGGCTAATGAGGTTGAGAATGCTCTCGGTGATACTGGTCAAACTGTAGGATATAAAGGTCATAGATTTATTGAGTTCCTGCATAACTGCAAGAAAGAATATAAAGATGTAATTTATATCATGGGTAATCATGAGCATTATCATGGAGATTTTGCTGTGTCACCTAAATTTCTAGGTGAGGCTTGCCAGAATGCAGGTGTACATTTTCTAGATAAAGATAGTGTTAAGATTAATGACATTACCTTTATTGGTGGTACATTGTGGACCGACATGAACAATGAAGATTCTGATACACTTTACAATGTAAACAGTATGATGAATGATTTTCAGGTTGTTAAAAACGGAAACAAAAAAGCATATAGAAAATTCAAAGTCTATAAAAAGAATTTAGATGGTGAATATGCTACCGATGAAAACGGCCAATGGATTCAAGATGGCGTCAAGTCTACTGAATATATTCCTACATTCTCGACTGAAGATGCTCTTGAAGACCACAAGAAAATGATGCATTATATTGATAGTGTTATCTATAATAAATTCAATGAGAAGTTTGTCGTTGTAGGACATCATGCTCCTAGCAAACAATCTACTCATCCTAGATACAAAGATGATACTATCATGAATGGTGGTTACAGTTCCGATCTAACTAAATTTATTCTAAAGAATCCTCAGATCAAAGCATGGACTCATGGTCACACTCATGATCAATTTGATTATATGGTAGGATCTACTCGTGTACTATGTAATCCAAGAGGTTATGTGCATTATGAGAGAGAATCTAATGAGAAAGAACCATACTTTGCAAAGGTATTTGAAGTATGACAGACGAAGAAGCTATTCAATTGTATGATGAATTGAAATCATATTGGGGTGATAAGTTGCCTGATCCAGAGGTATATCCTAAGCAGTTTACTTATTACTTTAAACTATATCGTTATTACAAAAACGGCAATATGCTATGAAGTTTATCATTGCTCTATTGTTACTTGTAAGTCAAACCGCATACGCTCAAAAAGGGGCGTATGTTCTATATGATTATGACTTAGATAGATCGCAAGTTACCCACAATGTTGATGATGTTAGATCAATTGCTAGTATTACTAAACTATTCACAGCAATAGTTGTTTTGCGTAGTGGTGTAGAATTAGATGAGAAAGTTAAGGTACAAGGCAAGAGTGGTGGCAGATTTCCTAAAGGAATGATGGTCTCTCGCAATAATCTTATGAGAGCTATGCTTATTAGTTCAGACAATTTAGCCGCAGAAACATTGGCTCATACGTATCCTGGGGGCTTTGACAAATTCATATTAGATACAAATGAATATGCTAGAGGTATGGGACTAATCAATACTAGGATTGTAGATAGCTCTGGGCTATTAGCAGGCAATGTTAGTACAGCCGCAGATTTAATTACATTCTTGTGGAAGATTAGGAACAATGAAGTAATTCGCAACATAGCAAAAGAACGTAATGACCATATATCTTTACCCAAAGGTAAAAAGACCATTACTATTAATTTACAAAACACGAATCCTAGTCTTCTTGTATTTGATAATATTCTAATATCTAAGACAGGATTTACTAATGCCGCAGGGCGTTGTGTCATTATGCTAGTTGAAAAGAATAAAACATTACATGGCATAGTAATACTCGGACAAAAGAATGTGAAAGACAGATCACAAATTGCAAATGATTTGATTACTGCAAAGGCAATGGAAAAAGAACAAATGCCTGAGCCAATAGTATTTGAATTCCCATTGTAGTATGCCGTTTCTGTTGACACAGAGACAATTAGTTTATATAATATAATTTTAGGATTGTTATGAGTATTCGTATTGATAATTTAACAGAAGAACAAGTTGAAATGCTAGACATCATGTGGTCTTTTGAAATGCTAGATGAACTTGAAGAATGGCAATCCACTCTAAGCTCACGAGATCGTCGTATGAGCGAACAATTGATGCGCCTAGTACTGATTGAAAGTCTCGATCAAGTATTAGCAGAGCAAAAAGAATTCCCTGAAGTAAAAGCATTATTATC